GCACTCACACCGTTGACATCGGCGGTGCAAACGATCACGGATGTCACATCGCCGCTTGCTGCGAGAAACGTCAAAGTTAAAGCATCATCGGCGATCACGACAAAGGTAAAAATCAACGGGATACGTGGCGGCAAGTCGATCAGTGAAGAAATCACGATGACGGGAACGACGTCGAAGGCGGGCAATCTCGCGTTCGACAAGATCACGAGCGTCGAGCTTCCGATCCAGACCACGACACCGGCAAAGCAAGCCGGTACGGTTTCGGTCACAGCCGCGACAACTGCCGGAACAGCGACACTGACGTTTGTTTCGGCGATCACCGGCACGGCGTTCACAATCGATTGCGAGCTTGCCGCGGATGATGTCGCGAGCACGACTGCTGCGGCCGCAAGGATCGTCGAAGTGCTGAATGAGAATGCAGCATTCGCCGCCGCTTGGGTGGCAAGCTCCGAGGCCGCTGTCATTACGATGGAGGCGCTTGTTGCTGCCGCTCAAGACAACACACTAAGCCTGACAGTTTCAGCTGCCGGAGATACCGGCCTCACGCTTGGGGCAATTGCTCCTAGCGGTGGGAGAGCGGGTGTCGCGCCTGACAAAGTTCAGGTCGGTTTCGGTAAGAAATTCGGAATCCCTGTCCTGCTGAAACACGCAAGCTATGTCCTGGTGAAACTCTTTAACGGTTCGGCGGATTCCGGAACGGTCACGGCCGACGCGACGGACATCGAGAAGAACGTCATCGCGCTGAACGGTACGCCTAACGGCCAAAAGGCAATTGAACTTGTCATCGTACATTTCTAGGCGGTGAAGTATGGCTAAGAAGAAAGAACCTGTCAAGAAGGTGAAGGATGAGCACGTGACCTATCGCGTGCTCATTGACTTTAAGGATCTTTGCGATGGCGAATATCTCTACCGCGAAGGCGATGTGTATCCGAGAGAAGGTTCAATGCCGACAAAGGATCGCATCGAGTACCTGAAAGGCAACGAGAACAAGTTCAAACAGCCGGTTATCGATTAACAACAGGAGGCTGGAGCAATGGCAGAGATTATTACAATCGATGAAGCACGTGACGCATGTCGCATCGACGGGACGGAAAACGACACCATCATCCAAGGTTACAAAGAGACCGCGGAGCGTTATGTCGCATCCGCTGTCGGCGCAGATCGGGCGGTTCGATCCGATCCGCGTGTGGTCGCTGCTGTACAGGCGCATATCCGGCTGTCGTTCCGGCCTAACGAAGACAAGCAAGGGAACTTGCGCCGCCACATGACAGGTCTGATCAAGCAGATCGCGACGGACGTGCTTCCTGAGCCGGAGGGCGAGAATCATGCCTAGCGAAAAGACTCATCGAATCACATTTCAGCGACTGGAAACGGTCATTGACGATGAGGGCGTTTCGATATCCTCATGGGTTGATGTTCGCAGTGCATGGGCATCGAAAGAATCGCGGTCAGGTTCGCAGAAGTGGGCGGCCGGAGGGTACGGAGCAACAGTGACGGAGCTATTCCGCATCAACTGGATCCCCGGATGGGAACCGACGCCGGCGCATCGGCTTGTCCATCGCGGCAAAGTCTACGACATCGAAAGCGTCGAGAACGTTCGCGGCGAAAACGAGGAATACGAAATCCGCGCCGTAGCGCACATGTCCGCAACGGGGCGATAGGAGGGGAGCATGAGCGACAACAAGCTGAAAACCTACGTGTCGCCGAACAAGGCGATTGTGAGCGCATTGTCGCCGATCCTTCCGATTGCCCACCTACAGTATGAGGGCACGGCGAACACGTATGCCATTTTTCGCATCGTGAACCGGATCGTCTCGGTGATTGGATCAGGCAGGAACAAGGTCGTTGATTGCTACATCTACATCGACGTGTTTTCGCCTGACGATCTGTCACGAGCGGACTCCATTATTGGTGACATCGAAAACGCGTTGCTGGAGGCAGGGTTCATCGTCCGTGATATTGCTGATGTTAGGTTCACGCCTGACGGAAGTCCGGAAGCGTATCACCATACGGAAATCGACTGCGTTTTAACGATGGAGGTGCCCGCATGATTACAGACAACATGGATTCGTTGTTGCTTGTGCTCGAAGGCGATCTCAAGAAGATGGCGGAAGCTGTAACGGATTTGAACACGCGCAAAGAAACACTTGAAGCGATGGCAGAGCCGATCGTTGAAGAAGCAAAACGGCGCGCAAGTCCGGGCGGCGGAGTGTTTGAAGAGCCAACAGGCAATTTAGCGGCAAGCATCGTCGCGCAATGGTCAATCAAGGACCCTAATCGTATTGCTATCGGCTGGTCCGCGAAAGGTTATTACGGGCCGATGTTTGAAAAAGGATTCCTGCATTACAAGTCAGGACCATTTATCAAAAGACCACATTTAAGACCTGCTCTCAACAAGATGAGAAAAAGAAGCGAAGAAGCAGGGATAAAAGTGTTGCGCAAGCATTTAATGAAGGCCGCGCCATAAGCGGCAGGAGGTAAAAAGCAATGGCAATAACAATTGAAAAACCGGCATATATTGTAACGGTCAGAAACGCCTACTTTGCTGATCGGACGGTTAGTGGCAACACGGTCACTTACGGCACGACAAGGGGCGTCTCATCGATCAAGCAGGTCGGCATCTCAAAACAAAAGACGGAACAGAAAATTCATGCTTCCGGTCTCGTTTACGATTTGTCGTCACAAAAAGCAGGCGCGAACCTTTCAGTGCAAGCTGTACAGCTTCCGCTTGACTTGATTCGGAAATACGAAGGCGAAACCGTCGAAGGCGGATTCAGTTTTGAAAGCTCTGACGACCAATCGCCTGAGTTTGCGTTCGGCTACTATTCGGAATATTCAGACGGCAATTTGCTGATGTATTGGTACCCGAGGTGCAAGATGACGCAAGCCGACTACACGGACGAAACATCAACAGATAGTNCGCATGATCCTGCAAGGGATTATGTGATCGTCGCTTTGCCGACGGACGATAAGGTCTTTCGCGTCACGTACGATCAATCCAAAGTGCCGACCGGGAAAGTTCCGTACACGGCGGAAGAGTTCTTTACGCAGGTTATTGATTCCGAGGATCATGCGAAGGTTGGAGCTGAAGCGACCTCGGGGACATAGAATGGAGCGCTGAATGAGTAAGAAGCAGGACAAAAAGCCTTTGCGGTTTATTCGGCGCGAGATCGAGCCGATAGAAATCAAGATCGCTGGCGAAAAATACCCGGCGATCTTGAGCTATCGGGCGTTAGCGCTATGCGAAGAAGTTACTAACACGTCACATCTCATCACCCTTGCCCGTTTTCTTGTTGATAATGCATCTGCAATGGACGTCATTGGTTTGCTCTATGGCGTTTTGAGCGCTGCTGATACTGAATTAGAAGTTGACGTTGAAGATCTAAAAGACAGTTTGCCGGTCTCCGAGTGGGCGTTGATCTCCTCAGAGCTTAAGCGGCTAATCAATCAGCAGGGCGTCAGTCTTGACAAGGACGATGAGAGCAACTCAAAAAACGCAGAAGCTCCGGCGACGGAACGACAGATTGGTACGGCCTGATTTACGGCGCACAACGCCTGTTTGGATGGTCGGCGGAGCAATTCTTTGCGGCAACGCCGCGTTACTTTCGTGGCTTACTCAAAGCCGCAGAAAAATTCAACACTGAAAAACAGATACCAAAAAAGCCGAGCATACCGACGTATCACTACGTCGATGATATTCCGGCGCATCTAAGGTGAGGGGAGGTTGACTCATGGCAAGAGAAGAGCTTAGGGTTGCAGGCTTGCGCCTAAAACTTGAAGGCGGAGCGCAACTAGAGCAAGAAATGAAACTTGTTCGAGCTCAGTTAAGGCTTGGAGCGTCGGAAGTCAAACTCTTTCGCGAACAGATGCGTACATCCGGTCCTTCGATTGATGGCTACAAAGGTCAGATAAAAAGCTTAACTGATCAAGTTGATGCGCAACGACGTTATCTCGAACAATTAAACGATGTTGAGAAACAGCTGATTGACCAATACGGCGAAGACAGCCGCGAAGTGGCGCTCTTGCGTGCTGAGTACAACAAAACGGAAACGCAAATTGAGCGTCTGAACCGGCAGATCAACAACTCGATTATAGAGCTTGAGAAGCAAAAGAACGAGATATACAAGGCTGGTGTGAAATGGGAAGAAGCCGGCGGCAAGATTGCAAGGTACGGTGAGAAACTCTCCGATGTCGGAGGCAAGATGTCGAAGAACATTACGGCTCCGATCTTGGCTGGTGCCGGTTACTCCGTGAAAGCGGCCATGGACTTTGAATCCGCTCTTGCCGGCGTTGCAAAAACAACGGACATGACTGGCGAAGAGCTTGAAAAGATGGGCCGTGCTATCCGTGACATGTCAAAAGAACTGCCGACATCGGCGACGGACATTGCCGCAGTTGCGGAAGCTGCCGGACAGCTCGGAATTGAAAAAGACAACCTGCTTAGTTTTACACGAGTTGTCATTGACCTTGGAAACGCAACCAACATTGTTGGCGATGAAGGCGCGGTGCAAATGGCGAAGTTTGCGAACATCATGCAGATGTCGCAGAAGGACTTTGACCGCTTTGGGTCCGCTATCGTAGAGCTTGGTAACAACTCGGCCACAACAGAGCGCGACATCCTGAACATGTCCATGCGTCTTGCTGCTGCCGGAAAACAGGCCGGCATGTCGGAGGCAGACGTGCTCGGAATCAGCACCGCTTTGAGCTCGCTCGGCTTGGAAGCTGAAGCCGGTGGAACAGCGTTTTCAAAAATGATTACGCGCCTGCAGGTCTCGGTTGAGACGGGCAGCGAGGACTTGGGAGAATTTGCGCGGATCGCCGGCATGACGGCAGATGAATTTTCCGAAGCTTGGGAAAAAGACGCAGCATCAGCTTTAGCGGCATTTGTTGTTGGCCTTGGCGACTTTGACAGGCATGGACAAACGACGTCGGTCTTGCTCGAAGAGCTCGGACTGAAAGAGGTCCGCTTGACGGATGCTTTGAGAAGGGCATCCGGAGCAAATGAGCTCTTTACCGACTCGCTCAAAATGGCGAATAGCGCATGGGAAGACAATACGGCGCTTGCAAAAGAAGCGTCGATGCGTTACGAAACATCGGAATCCAAGCTGAAAATCCAGATGAACACGATGCGCGATACGGCGATCACGATTGGCTACAAGTTGATGCCGCATGTCGTAAAGCTCGTTGAAGGCATCGGCGGACTGGTTGATAAGTTTAATGAGTTATCACCGGGGATGCAGAACGCCATCATTAAGGGTCTTGCTCTAGCGGCAGCCGCCGGACCGATCGTGAAAGTTGCCGGAACGTTAACTCAAGGGATCGGCAATGTTACATCCTCGCTTGGCAAG